AAAGGCGCAGGTGCTGCTTGCACAGGTGCTGAAAATGTATTCGTTGGACACGAAGCAGGAAACGACAACACCACCGCAGAATACAACACATTTATTGGAAATAAAGCAGGTACAAAAAATACAACTGGAACGCAGAATGTAGCAGTAGGTGCTATGGCACTAGATGCAAATACCACTACTAACGCATGTACTGCTATAGGATATGATTCATTGACTGCTTGTATTTCAGCAGCAAACACCGCAGTAGGTACTTTTTCTGGAAAAGCAGTTACAACTGGCGATGGTAACACTTTTGTTGGATATGAAGCAGGAGATGCAGTAACTACCAGCACCGACAATACTTTTATTGGTAAAAGAGCAGGAGACACACAGGTTTCTGGTGCGAATGGTAATGTAGTTGTAGGATCGACTTCAGATGTTAGTAAGACTAATGCAGGAGGTCAGGTAGTTCTTGGTTCAGCAATTACAGGAACAGACGATGCTACTTGTACTATTGGTTATAATGGAAATACTGCTTCACTAACATTAGATGGTTCAGATGAATCATGGGCAGCAGCTTCGGATGAAAGATTGAAAGAAAATGTGCAAGAGTCAACTGTTGGTCTTGCTTTTATTAATGAACTTAGACCAGTTACATATCAATGGAAGAAAAAGAAAGATGTTCCAACGGATATGCGACAGTACAAAAAAGGTTCAAACGAACCAAGTGTCGGCTTTAAGTATGGAACACAGCATCATGGGTTTATTGCACAAGAAGTTAAAGCAGTTATAGACAAGTACGATGATGTTAAAGATGGTCAGAATATTTGGAAATGTGGAACTGATAAAACACAAATGATTTCAAAAGGCGGTCTAATAACAATGCTAGTAAAAGCAATCCAAGAACTCTCAGCACAAGTTGAGGAATTAAAATCTAAATCACATGAGAAGTGTGACAAATAACGAGGAATAAAAAATGGCAGTAACAAAAACACTAACGAAATCTATTCCCCATGTGAAGTCAAGCAAGGCTGAAAAATGGGATTTAGAAATGACTTACGAAAACGACAGCGAAGGCGATGCAACGTATTACAAGTCTGTATTTTATCACCAAGCAGTCGCAGCCGATGGTGATTTTACCAAAGCAGCAAAAGGTTCGTTTAATTTGGCAGCATTGACCGCAATGTGTCCTGTATCACATTGGGATACAATATTTGCAAGTCAAGTAGAGTCAGTGATTACAAGTCCTGTGGTTGATCCTGTACCAGACCAAGCGTTTACAGTACCTTCTAGTTAAGCATGGCTGACAAAGAGGCAGTGCCTTTAGAGGAATCGGATATTAATGTTAATATCTGGACAATGCCTTCTGTTTTCGTATTGGAGACTCGGATGCCCGATGGAATGGTCGAGGACTTAAATTCATACTTAGACGATTTAAGAAAACAAGACGACAAAGAATCTTTAGCCAATTCATTGGTGGGTCAAATTGCTCATGGTGAGCAACTGAATATGGACCCAGAACACGAAATGGTTAAGCAGTATTCTAAGTTTGTAACCAGTCTAGGGGCTGAGTACATCAATCATTTTATGAAAAGCACAGGCAGTAACCTTAAAAAGAATCGGCAAGTAGCCGTAGACGAAACGTGGTCGGTACACAGTTATGCTGGCGATTACAACCCAATACACGATCATGGCACTAAAACGATTATGGGAATTAGCACAACTGCTTGGACAAAAGTACCACAACAAATATTGGATCAACCTGCTGCGGGCAGTCCTTTATACAACAAGTATGAATCGTCTGGTGTATGTGATGGGTATTTAGCTTTTAACTACGGCAGAAACGAAATTATGAATGTAGAACGATTAAGACCGCCACAAAGTTTTGAAGTACAGCCCGAAGTTGGAAAGCTGTATTTATTTCCATCTTGGTTGTCTCACATGGTTTACCCATTTAAAGGCGAAGGCGAAAGACGAACAGTGGCTTCCAACCTTAATTGTTGGGAAGTGGAGGCAGCATGAGCAAAATGACTGTAGCTAGTGTTAATAATAAAATAGAAAGCCATGAGGCGGTCTGTGCAGAGCGTTGGCTTGAAGTTATTAATAGAGTTAAACGACTCGAACATTTTATAGTGGCTACACTGATTACTTTGGTCGTTGGTATGGCTGGAATAATTTTTGGATAATTAAAGGAGAAAATAATTGGCTTTACAAAAAATTATTTTCAGACCAGGAATCAATAGAGAAGGCACGGACTATTCTAATGAGGGAGGTTGGTTTAATTCTAACCTTGTTCGTTTTCGTAAAGGTTTACCTGAAAAAATTGGTGGGTGGCAAAAAAGCACTACTTCTAGTTTTAAATCAACGGGCAGAGCACTTCACGCTTGGGTTAGTTTAGCAGGGACTAAATTTATTGGATTAGGCGCAACTTGGAAATATTACATATTAGAAGGCGCTGGATTTTATGATATAACACCAATACGATCTACAACGTCTGCTGGTGATGTGACCTTCTCAGCCACTAATGGTGATGCGACTATTACTGTAGCAGACACAGCTCACGGCGCAGTACAAAATGATTTCGTTACTTTTAGTGGTGCCGCTACTTTAGGCGGGTTGATTACTGCCAGTGTTCTAAACCAAGAATATCAAATAGCAACGATTGTAAACGCGAATAGTTATACCGTTGAAGCGAAAGACACTGATGGCGCAACCGTTACAGCAAACGCAAGTGATTCAGGAAACGGTGGGTCAAGTGTGGTTGGCGCATATCAAATTAGCGTAGGACTAGATGTTTATGTCCCTTCTACAGGGTGGGGAATAGGAACATGGGGGTCTGGTACTTTTGGTAGTGCAGGAACATTAGGACTTACAAATCAGCTAAGACTTTGGTCTCATGATAATTTTGGTGAAGATTTAGTTATTAACCCTAGAATGGGGGGCATTTATTATTGGGACACTAGTGCGAAAACATTAGGGACAGACAGAGCCGTAGCTTTAAGTGACTTATCAGGGGCTAATTTAGCACCTACAAAAGCACTTCAAGTATTAGTAAGTGATATTGACCGACATGTTATTTGTTTTGGTGCAGATCCTTTAAACGATGGAGGAACAGCAAGAACAGGAACGATTGATCCTATGTTTATCGCTTGGTCAGACCAAGAAAACATTACCGAATGGGAGCCCAAAGCAACAAATACTGCAGGTTCTTTTAGACTTTCAGCGGGTTCAGCTATTGTTGGGGCTGTTCGAGCTAGACAAGAAACATTAATTTGGACCGATACTTCTCTATATGCCATGAGTTTTGTAGGTCAACCGTTTACTTTTAGTGTTAATTTAGTTAATGAAGGTGTTGGGTTAGTTGGACCAAAGGCAATGATTAATACTCCCAAAGGAGTGTTTTGGATGGATAAAAAAGGTTTTTATTCTTACGGCGGAAACATCCAACAGCTTCCTTGTAGTGTAGACGCTTATGTGTTTAGTGATTTAAATCAAACACAAAATTATCAAATTTTTGGTTTTTTAAATAAGGCTTTTGACGAGGTCGGTTGGTTTTATTGTTCAGGAAATAGTACGGTATTAGACCGCTATGTTGTTTATAATTATGAAGAAGGAACATGGGTTATAGGAAACCTTACAAGAACCTGTTGGTTAGATGAAGGTATTTTTCCAGTGCCAAAAGCAACTCATTCTAGTTCCGATGTTGGTTACTTATACGATCATGAAACAGGAAACGATGCCGACGGCTCTGCAATGACTGACGTATTTATTGAGTCTAGTGATTTTGATATTGATCCTGCAGGAGAACAATTTCAATTTATTAGTAAAATAATTCCAGATATTAAATTTACAGGTTCTGGCTCAACAGGAACAGGAGGACAAACCGCAGAGGTTGTTTTGAAAAAACGAAATTATCCTGGGGAAGATTTAACAACAGCAACAACGAGTTCTTGCACTTCTAATACAACTAAAATAGATACTCGAGTAAGAGGACGACAAGCTGTTTTACGGATACAGTCTAACGACGACGATACAACAAAAACAGGTATGAGTTTTAGGGTAGGCGCAATGCGTTTAGATGTTAAACCCGATGGTATGCGCTAGTGGCTAGACTATTAGAAACAAAACTTCCTGTAGCTTATGGAGAAATATCTCCAGAAATATTTAATCGTTTAGTTAGGGTTTTAGAACTTAGTTTAAATACAAAGGACGTAGATGCGACTTTAAATGTTAATGAAACACAAAGAAACGAAAATAAATTTAATGCTGGTGATTTAATTTGGAATTTATCCACAAGTCAGTTACAACTATGGACAGGATCGAAATGGGTGGATATTTATGCAGGCTCAGAAGAAGGACTTCAGGCTTCTGGGGAAGTTGGGTCACTCACGGTTTCAACCAATGGGGCAACTGTAATATCTTTATAAAGAGATAAGATGCCAAAGAAAAAGAAAAAAAGCGGTAAGAAGTACCACACTACAAAAGACGGCAGACGGGCTAAAAGGGGTCTTTATTATAATATAAATAAAAAGAGGAAGTCTGGTAAGAAAATGCGTAAAAAAGGCGCTAAAGGCGCTCCTACGGCGGCTGCTTTTAGAAAATCCGCTAAGACAGCCAAGAAGAAAAAGAAGAAGTAATGCCTGCGAAAAAACGTAAAAAAACTAAGCCGATAAGAAGAACGACTAAAGGGAAAAACGCTAATTATCGTTCAACTAAGTCTGGCGCAGGAATGACCGCTAAAGGTAGAAAAAGATATAATAAGAAAAATAAAAGTAATTTAAAAGCTCCTGTTACAGGTAAAGTTAAAAAAGGCAGTAAAGCCGCAAAACGACGTAAGTCTTTTTGTGCAAGATCAAAAGGTTGGACGGGCAAAAGAGGCAAAGCTGCTAGAAGAAGATGGAAATGTTAAATGTACGAATATAACTGTGAAATTAAACGAGTCGTTGACGGCGATACTGTTGATGTAATTATTGATCTGGGTTTCGATATATTTTACAAAAGTCGAGTTCGTTTATATGGTATTGATACACCTGAGTCTAGAACTAGAAACAAAGATGAAAAAGTTAGAGGACTGATGAGTAAACAGTATTTAATAGATGAGTTAGAAAAAGGACAGGTTGTTATAAAAACTCATAAAGATAAAAAAGGCAAGTTTGGAAGAGTGTTGGGCGAAATGTATGTTGGTGATAAAAATATAAACCTAATGATGGTTGACGATCATATGGCGGTAGAATATAAGGGACAAAATAAAAAAGAAATTGAAGAAGAACATATTGTTAACAGAAATGTGTTAATAGAAAAAGGCAAGTTTGATCCAGAAACGGTAGAAAAGGAGTAGTTATGAACGATGAAAGAGATTATCACCCTAGCGGAAGATTCGGAGGCGATATGGATCGCAATGAAGTTGAAATGGATCTCAGCAAGTTTATGGCAATGGTTGAAGAAATCGGGGCTTTAAAAGATAAAATTCGAGATTTAGAAGATAAGAAAAACGACAACCCTTTTCAAAAATTTATTTTTGTTGCACAAGCTATAGATTCTTGGAGAATTATCCCCAGAGCTTTTTTAGCGGTGTATATGTATTTGCTTTATTACACAACTTTTTGGTTTATGGATTTACCAGATCCTAGCTTTGAACAATCAGGTTTAATTTCTATTGTTGTTGGCGCAGGTGCGGCATGGTTCGGACTCTATACAAATTCACATAAGGGTAAAAAATGAAAATATTTTTAACCGAATACAAAATAGGAAAAGAAATAATTGACGGTCCTGTTATCGCGGCAGATTCTTTTGAAGAAGCCGAAGAAGAGGCTCAAGTTTATAATTTGATAGTTGTTGGTATGTTAGATGTTTATGTTTTAGAACCTTCAGAAACGAGTATGGATAGAGTATTGCATTGATTAACTATATTAAATACATTCCTTTTTTATTTCTAGTAAGTTTGACGCAACCGTCTTACGCAGATCAAACTGGCGATTGCACAGCGGGTTCTCAGTATTGTGAACAAAATTCGATGACTACGACATCGGCTACAACTACAACAAACACGAATACAAACACAAACACCAACACGAACACGAACACCAATACCAATACCAATACAAATAATAACACCAACACAACTACTGCAACAAACACGAACACCAATACCAACACAAACACAAACAATAACACGAACACCAACACTTCGACATCAACTGGAACAAATACCAACACAAACACCAACACAAACACCAACACTTCGACATCAACTGGAACAAATACCAATACAAACAACAATACTTCGACATCAACAGCAACGAACACAAACAACAACACTTCAACAAGCACTAATACAAACAACAATAACAACAACAATACCAGTACGTCGACCAATACCAATACAAACAACAACAACAATACCAGCACATCTACCAACACAAACAACAATAACAACACGTCGACAAGCACGAACACCAATACCAATACAAACAACAATAACAACACTTCGACTTCTAATAATACGAACGTAAATAAAAACGAGTCGAACTCAAACTCAAACGTAAAAACAGACAATAAAAACGTAAACGAAAACACAAGCACTTCTGATAATACCAATCGAAACATTAATGAGTCAAAATCTGAACAAACGATTAATCAAAACATCACGACTAAAGCACCGCCTGCTTCTGCGATTGCTCCGTCAATAATGAGCTATAGCCAAGATCTTTGTACTGTAGGTCGGTCGGGTGCGTTCCAGGGGCAAGTATTTGGTTTATCTGCGGGCAGAACCGTTAGAGATACAAACTGTGAACGATTAAAATTAGGAAAGTATTTATACGATATGGGAATGAAAGTGGCAGCAGTTGCTATTATGTGCCAGGATGTAAGAGTATTTAGTGCTATGTACATGGCAGGCACCCCTTGTCCGTATGAAGGGAAGATAGGGGAAGAAGCTAGAGCAGCATGGGCTGCCAACCCTAAAGACCGACCCGACTATAAAGAAGCAAAAGCCAGTTATGTTGCTAAATGTGCTAGAACCGAAAACTCTGCTGGTCAAAATAAGTCAAGGTTAACTTGTAAACGTGAGTTTGATAAGGGCAGTTAGTTTAGTTTTTGTTTTATTTATACCTACATTAAATGCAGGATATATTTATGAAGCAAATCAATCTCTTATTGATTTAAAAACAAACTATATAGCTACTTCCCACAATCTAGGTGTTGGAGATGATCGGGTTTCAAGTGCTTTTAACTTAGATTTTACTTTTACTTTTTATGGAGAAGATTTTACATCTGCTCGAATGGCAACAAACGGTTGTTTACATTTTAAAACAAGCGGTTCTTATTGTAATGATTACACACCAGATCCCTTAGTAGGGCAACATACATACACTTTATATCCTTTTTGGACTGACTTAATAAGAGACAATGGTTCTAGCGTATTAGCTAGGAACTTTACAGATAAAGCTGTTTTTGGGTGGTACAACCTACGAGAATACAACCGCAGTGGTTCTGACAATAGTTTTGAAGTAATACTTTGGAAGTCCGATGATAGCTTTGAGTTTCGATACGGTGGGCTGAATATTATTAATCACGATGTATTAATTGGCGAACAAGGCAGTTCAAGTGAATCTTATACTTATTTGTACCACGATGAATGCAGTACAGGCTCGACTAATGTTGCAGGCACTTGTGTCAACACTAATTGGAACGACACTTCTTTTAATACTTTATTGGAAAATGGTGGGAGTCTATACGGTGTAGGTGCTGGGAATGGACTGGATTGTAGCAATCCATTAAACAATACCGCATGTACTGGCTATCAAGCAGCGTTTTTAAACCAACAATGTGACTTAGATGGATTGTATTCTACTCAGTGTCCTAACTATTGGGACGATTTATTTGATTATGAATGTGCTTTGGATTCGCAATATTCTCCTGCGTGTGCTGGATATATGGTCGAAACTTTTGTCGAAGATAGTTATTATCAAAACGATATGTATGGTTATGATGACTATGAAGAAGATCAGTATGGATATACTGACCCGTATTACGAAGACGATTATTTCTTTGAAGAAGAACCTTTATACACTACTGAGCTACAAGGGATAGAACATTACCAAGAAGATCTTTATTTTGAAGAACTGTATTACGAAGAAGAATTGTATTACGAAGAAACACTGTATTTTGAAGAAGAATACCTTGAACCTTTTGTAGAAGAATTTGATGCATTGCCCGAAGAAATCTTTATTCCTTTAAGTTATATCGAAGAAGAGCCTTATATAGAACAGATATATGAAGAAATATTATTGGTGGAAGATTTTTATCAAACAGACTACGATCTTCCAGTATTGGAAGATATTTTATTAGATCATTTTGAACATGAAGAATTTATTGAAGAAACTTTTGAAGAAGAACCTGTAGAATTTTTAGAATTTGAAACAATAGAAGAACTGGAGGAGTGGATTGAACAAGAGGAAACGGAAGAAATACTTGAGGAACTTGCTGTTTTATCTGATGATGAAGATGGAGACTTGGAGAATTCGGAGACAGTTGAAGAAGAAATACAAGACCGAGAAGAAAATATCGACCTTGTTGTCGCGGAGAATAAAGAGAAAAAAGACAACAAAAGAGCAGAACAGCTAAATGTTGTGGCTAATTCTATTCGTGCAGCAAGTAATAGTGTAAGCGGAACAACTGCAGGAACTTCGTCACAAGCAACAGGAATGTCTGCATCTTCAGGCGGTTCTTTTTCTACAACAACGTCTTCGCAAGCAAATGCAGTGACTTCTTCTGTGTCTGGAGGAACGGTTAGCATCAGTAACTCCCCCAGTATCTCTGCTCAAGTTGCAAGTTCCGCAATACAAACACAACAAGTTTTATCAATGAGTGTTAATAATACTGCTATAGGCAACAATAATACCGCAGTTGGTCAAAACGATTCAAATACTATGGGTAACAATAATACCGCAGTTGGCAGTTCAACGAGTGTTGCTTCTAACACCTCAACAAATACAGGGGCTTCAGGCAATACTACTGGTTCACAAAACGTAGCAGTTGGTCAAAACGACTCAAACACTAGTGGTTCTCAAAATACCGCAGTTGGTTCAATGGAGTTAGAGATTGATACGGCGATGTCTGAAATGCCTGCTTCAGAAGCTGATTTAATTGCCGATCAAATCGTTGCTCAAAACATAGAAAACCAACAAGAAGAACTAGAACAACAGCAACAAGAAACAGGCGAGTATGGTGATGAAGCACAACTGATCGCTTATATGGGTTTTGTTCCTGGGTTTAGTGCGTATAGTCAAGTAGAGGTGCCACAGCCTAGTGTTTGGTATGAGCCTGAGTTAATATATACTAATGTTAATATTCCAGATAATAACTCAGCCTTTCGGGGACTATACGGTGAAAGTTTAACTGGGATGAATGATATAATGAACATGCAACCTAACTTATAGAGGAATAATATGGACTGGTTTCAGAATAAAACAACACAACTTATCGCTCTTGCAGGGATCGTCAGCACACTGGCTGGATTTGGTTATACAGGTGCAACGTATGTTAATCGCATCGAAAACCTTGAGTCTAAAATGACTCGTTATATTAATGAGATAGACGCTTTATCAGATCAAGTAACGGGTTTAGATAAAAATGTTGTTGCTGTGGGCGAACAAATTAAGTCTTTAAATATCGAAACGGAAGATTTAAGCCCGATAAAAGCGGACATTATCGCTATTCAAACAAGCGTTGCGGGCATAAATTCGAGTATTGATTCGATGTACGATGACGTACAAGCCCTGAAAAACAAGAATGATAACCCTTTAGCTAACTGATATTTTGTTATATAATCAAGAAATCAGGCATGTACTGCAGCTTACGGGAAGGGCTTTAACTCGCAAAAACGTTTATATATAACGCTGTAGGAGACTCATGTTTGGAGTAGATAAAAAAGCATATTCTAAAAAAGCGGAACGTCGTTCTGCTTTTGTTCGTTATTTCGCCAACGGCAAAAAGCAAAAGACAAGGAGCCGATTCTAATGGCACTTCCCTCGTTGAAAACGACAGAACTTACTTATCAAGAGGCTTGTGAGTTTTTTGATTATAAAGAAAATAAACTTAATTTTCAAAATAAAATAAAAGAATTTGAAAAAGCATTAGCAGAACATTGTACAAAAACAGATCAGGATAAAAATCTTCCAGCACTTCAAGGGTATGAGGAAGGGCATGTTAACCATGATTTTGCTGATGGTCAATATGTTAGAACTATTGTGATGCCAAAGGATTTAGTTATAGCAACTAAAATACATAACCAAAATCATCCTTTTTTCGTCATGAAAGGGGAATGTTCTGTTTATACTGAAAAAGGTATGCAGCGAATCAAAGCCCCTTACCATGGAATAACAGAGGCAGGGACTAAAAGACTTCTATATATCCATGAAGAATGTACTTGGGTGACGGTTCATTGTACAGATAAATTAACTCTTGAAGAAATTGAAAATCAATGTATCGCTAAAGATTTTGATGAAGGAAATTTTTTAAATGTTGATACTAAACAAATAGATAAACTTATTGCACAAGCGGAGAGTAACTAATGACTTGGGTAGCTACTGCGGTTGTAGGAGGTCAGCTTCTTTCAGGCAAAATAGCCTCTAATCGAGGACAAAAAGGAGCTATAGGAAGCGGCACTGTTCCTCAAGTTGAGGCAGGTCCCGCGCCAGAAATTGCACCCGTAGAGGGAACAGAAGTTTTAGATTTTGAGGATTTTAGTTCAGAATCTTTCGCGGAACCTGAAATAGATCAACAAGAACAACAACAAGCACTTTTGCAAAAATTAATGGATGCAGGATATAATCTTGAAGAATTAGGTATTGCAGGACTTGCTTTCGGGGGTCCTGTTTATCGAGCAAACGGAGGAGGACTGGAATCTCTTATTGATTTATCAAATTTAGATCTCACAAGTATATCTGATCTTTTAGGACTTAAACCTCCTTCCTTGGATAATCCTGGACCATATCAAAACGATGTAGTTGATATGTTATTGACAAAAGATTACAAAATAGACTTACCGAAACCAAGTGTTCCTGATCAAATGGGACCTTTTTCAGGTTTTGAAACAAATTCTCCTCCTGAAGTGATTGCAGATATCTCGTCTTTTGAAGCTGAAGTACCTGAAATAGAAATACCTGAAGTACCTGAAGTAGCCGCAGCACAGGGTCCTGGATTAATGGAAAAATTTAATAATTTAGATCCAACATTACAGTCAACTTTAATTAGTCAAGGAGGACAGCTATTGAGTAATTTACTTTTTCCTCCTGAACGAAAAGGCAGTCAAGTTATGACACAAACCCTTCCTGGAAATTCAGCAAGAAGAAGGGCGGCACAAATGGATATAAAACCAATACAAGGGTCTGTTAGAGCAGCGGATGGTGGAGTTTTAGATAGAAAAATGTTTGCTCAAAATTTCATGCCTGACGGCGGAGATATTACAGGTCCAGGAGGACCGAAAGATGATTTAATACCTGTTATGGCTAGTAACGGGGAGTATATGCTTTCTAAAGCAGCAGTAGACCAAGCGGGACAAGGCAATCACGCGAAAGGTGTTGCGGCACTAGAGGCTTTTAACGCATTAGGAAATATGAGATATGGCTAGTAGAGAAGATTACGAATATTCGAGTCAGGCACCCGCGCCTTATATAGGGGGATTCTTACAACAAGATATCTTCCCCCGTGCGCGTAATTTTTTAACTGAGCAGTTCGATCAAATGGGTCAAGCAGACTCAAGCCCCTTTACTTATACAGGGCAAAGAGTTGCTGATTTCGATCCTCGTGAACGTTATGCAATGCAGCTTTCTGATTCCGCTATTGGCAGTTACCGACCTTATCTACGAGCACAAGCCGATACACTGGGGCAAGCACGACAAACTATTGGTCAAGGATTAGGACAATTTGATCCTGGATCAATTAGCGGTTTTTACGATCCTTACGAAGATCAAGTTGTACAACAAACACTTCGGGATGTTAGCGAAGGGTTGGCTAAAGGTGATATGGGAATGCGTGATCAAGCGGTTCAAGGTGGAGCGTTTGGTTCTGCACGTTCTAGGCTTAGACGTGAAGATTTAGCCGCAGATACGGCTCGAGGAGCTGCAGAAGCAGTTGGCGGAATACGGTCCGCAGGTTATCAAGGCGCGAGAGGAGCCGCACAACAAGCATTTGAAGCACAGCAAAATAGACGATTACAGGGCGGACAAATGTTTGGAGGTGTCGGGGGTCTGTACGGTGGTATGGCTCCAGCACTTCAAGGACTACAAGGACAAGATGTTCAACGCATGATGGGCATGGGTGGACTTGGTCGAGGAAGAAGCCAGTCGCTTATGGATCTCGGTTATCAAAACTTCGTCGGTCAATATAATTTACCGATGCAAACATTACAAAACGTTGGTTCGATTACCGCAGCTCTTGGACCGTTGGCAGGTGGTTACGGTTATGCTGGCGCCACTGCCGCACCTTACGGAAGTGCTTACGCTCCAACGGGCGGAGTTATGGGCGCTCCTAATGTAGGGATTCCTGGAGCTTATAATATGGGCAACTTCAATTTTAATAGTATGACGGGAGGCTCGTTGTTCTAATGGCTAACGGTATTGCAGGATTGCCCTTTCCAACTTTTGGTGGTGAAAAAAGTCCAGGAGTTACTCCTGTGAAATTACAGCCTATGGCTCCTAATTTTCCTAGACCTCGATCAATTAACAGACGAGCTCCTGAGCCTGATATTTTTGAAAAATTAGGCGGTCTCGCTCCCCTTGGCATAGAAGCTCTCATTAACCGCTTCGGCGGAGAAGATACTCCACGCACCCCTGAACAATACGCTATGGATCAACTTGGTTTAACAGAACAGCAGCTCAAAGACGGAGACTTAAATAAATTTCAGCAAGCTCAATTAGATGCTTATCGAATTTACGGTGAGCCAGCTCCAAAAGATGGTTTTGGTTTTGATGAAATTGCTAATATTGCCGCTGCTTCTATGATGGACAGAGGTGCAGGTGATTACGTGAAGACTTATTTAGCCTTGAAAAAAGATGCAAAAGCTAAAGAAGCAACTAAAGAAATAAGCCGAGCAGATTTTATTAAATCTAGGACAGATGCGAACTTAAAAAAGGACACCTATATTGATTTTAACGCTTTAAAACAAGGTATTTGGGATCCTCGTGACGCTATAGAAGATCCAGACACAGGTATAACAACGGTTGTTTCAGACGATAAAAGTGGGTACACAGACATATTAGATCCGAGTTTTAAAAATAGAAATTATGTAAGTCTTGAAGCTCTCCTAGCTAAGGGGGTTGATCCTAGTTCGTTTATAGATAAAAATTACCAAACACTAGCTACTATTGAAACAGAAGTTTTAAATAAAGATAGGTCAGCGATGCAATTTGTAAATATTGCAGGACAAACTATTGAATTTTTAGATAATCCTGATTCAACGATAAGTACCGTTGCTAACGTAGAAAGGGCATTAGATAGTGTTTTAGTAAACGTTGATCAATTAATGAATAGGTTTGGAGTTCCTTTCGCAACTACAGACGATGTTAGACTAGGAATAGACTCTGGAACAGGAGCCTTATCTTCACAACTTTACGATGCTTTAAAATCAGGAAATGATGAACAACAACAAGCGGCAATGACTGCTTTTGAAAAAGAAAATTCTACAGTTAATTTTAGAGAAATTTTAGGTGATAGAGCTTATGAAAACGTAAGAGTTCGTTCTCTTATGTTACAAATGGCATATCTTGCGGCAGCTGCAAATGGTCAAACAGGTCGAACGCTTTCAGATAAAGATTTAGCTTACCATTTAGAAATGGTTGGTTTTGGAGCTTCAGACAATCCCCAAGTAGTTAAAAAGAACTTAATCGGACTGGTTAATCAAATTCTTGAAGACACAGATACTTATGCACGATCTAGTCTTCCTATAAATACGATAGACGCGGGTAGGTATGGTTCCTTAGATACTTTGCAAAAAGATGAACAGCTTCAGGGTTTCATAAACGTGCTTTATGATGTTGATGGAAAAAATTATAAAAATACAGACAATTATCAATTTAAAAATATTTTAACTAGGCATCGTCAAGACCCAAATCTTACAAACTGGTACGCTACTTATGGAAAAACACCATCTGCGAAATCAGGAACAAATGTTTCAGACGATAAAAAAGGAACAGCTTCGCTAGATGAGACTATTTTAGAAGAATTAAGTAGACAATAATGGCGACCTCCCAAGACATATTTTTAGAACAACGTTCAGCTCTTGCTGATGAACTGTCAAAAAGAACTCTTACTGATAACAGTAATCGTACATACGGCAGTGTTTTAAATCAAGATGAGCTTGGTGTTTTAGCTGTTCTTTCTAGTCCAGAGCTAAATACAATGGCACAAAGAATGATGAGTCCTGACGTATATAACCAATACGTTAGTAGTTTTGATCCTAAAACACGGTTATCAAGGTATAATCTTCCTCCGATTGATTATAGTGATCCAGTTTTTGAAAAAGCTCGGGAAACATATAAGGCAGATCAAGAAAGAATGAGAGCTGTTAAAGAAGAACTTGGACCAACTAGAGAAGCTATGTTAGCAGGCACTGCGGGTATGCCTGTTCCTGAAAGAATCGAGCCTTTTAAATTTGGTTACGAAAATGCAAAAACAATAGCAAGTTTAGGTATTGATCCAGAAAAAGAATTAGATACAGAAAATATTGTTAAGTTTAGAAATGCAATAGCTTTCGGAGCTCCAAGAAATGTAACCCCTAAAGATTTAAATTATGCAAAAGAAAATTTAGGTTTAGGTCCTCTTGCTCGAAAAAATCCTGATATAAGAAGTAATTTTTCAAAAGAACTTCCTGGAGATTTTGCGTATATTGATCCTTCTCGACCAGAACTTGGTATAGCTTATTTTGAAGAAGGTAAAGAACCTGTTATGTTTGATTCTCCTTTAGTTGGAGGTATGGACGTAGCAGAGTTTGCTTTACAAGAAGGTCCTGTAGTCGCTGCAGAAGTTTTCATAGGTGCAAAAGGGTTAAATAAATTCGATGATTTCTTAAAAGCTGTTCCAAGGTCCGAAGTAACTAAAGTTAATAGAATTATGGACAGTGTTGCAGGCAACGTTTTATTGTCTGGCGGCGCGGCTACTACAAATTTATTGCAAAGGTTTATAGGACTTGCTTATGGGGCTCATGATAGAGGACTGCTCGATCTGGTTACAGAGTCTGGTTGGTTATTCCTTTTAGCTTACGCAGGTAATCAAACAGTAGATGCTTTTTTAAACGGAGTTCCTAAACTATATCGAATTGCAAGAGGTAAAGACATCGAGGCTGCAGAATTAACAGAAATAAGAGCAGCAATAAAACGAATACGAGAAAGCAAAGAAGGTGTAAAAGTTAAAGGTGTTGGCGGCAGAGAAGAAGCTGTTAGTTTATTAGACATAGATGAAGCGATAACTCAGCTTAGTTCTGAAATTGGAGAAAAAATACCTGCGTATAACCCTACAATGGCTCAAGCGTCTAAAGATTCTAGGATCGCAGATATAGAAAGGTTGCTTATTGAATCAGGAGCAAACCCTCAATATAAAAACTTTTATGACGAGCTAATGGCAGGAAATGAAGAAACAATTCAAAGATTTTTTAACGCTTTATACGGTAATTTAGATGCTGGCGTAACCGCTCAAACAGTTGGAAAAGAAATCACTAATTTATTCGGCAGACAACGCGGTGATTTTGTTGCAGAAGGAGAAGCTATTATTTCAAGACTTCGTGGTAGTTTAGATGATTTTAAAAAAGCGGGTGATAAAGGTTTATTAGATGAGGTTGTGGATAAAAAAGCCTCATCAAATTTATACACTCGTTTTACTTCTCGAATTAATAATCTTTCACGAGAATATAAAGAACAGTTAGGAAACGACATAGACGAAGCATTAAAAGATGAACGATTGCAAGATTTGTTTAGTGGACGATTATTTAGAAAAAGTCTTTTAAAATTTAAAAATGCTTCGCAAGGCGATGGTTTAATGAATGTTGGTGGCAAAGAGGCTTCTGTTGAATTTAGAAAATTTTTTAATGAAGAAGCGCAAGAACGATTGCTTAGATATTCAGAAGGTGATTTGACACTTCCTGAGATAAATAATTTAAGAATGGATTTAAACGCATACGCGAGCAGTATAGACCCTTCGAAAGACGCAGCCTCTACTAAAATTTTTAATTTAGCTAGAGATTTACAAAACGATATTGAAGATCAAATGATACAACAAGTTCGTAAAGCACTCCCTAGAGACGAAGCAGATGAGCTTGTCGATTTATTTATGGCTCAAAAATACGGTATGGAATTAGCGAACAATATTGTTACTAGAGACTTAGGAAGACAACAACCAGAGTCTGTAATAAATTATTTGTTTTCTACTAACACACCTAGAGCGGGAAGAAATACTAAGGTTCGCAACTTTATGAATTTTTTAGAAGAATCAGGGGCACAACCTGAAATAAATACTCTTAGAAACGAAACAATCGATTATATAAAAAGAAATTATTTAGACGTTGAAGGAACATCGTCTTTAAAACTAGCTTCTGATTATAGAAAATTTTTACGAAATAATAGGGGCACTTTGCGAGAACTTTTTCCAGAAGAACAGTTTGGAAAAATATTCGATAGTCCACAATCTTTTAATAAAAACGTTATCGAACCGTTAGAGGGCTTAGAGAAGAGAATTAATTTAATGGAAAGAGCTTTTGGAGAAAGTAACCCGTTCAATATTGTTACAAGAATATTGGGAACAGGTCAAACAAAGAAAGCGTCTGGGGAATTAATTGATGACTTAGATTTACTTGATGAAATTTTAAAAACAGCAACAGATAAAGAAAGAAAAATTCTACAACAGCAACTTGGTGATGCAACTAAAAAATATTTAATTACTTTTTCTACAACAGATGGATTTTTTGATGTTAGAAAATTAAATCGAATAATGGATGAGGGTTTTGGACCCGAAGATTTAGTTGGAGCTGATCTTAGTTTTGCAGGAGTTTATAAACGTTTATTGGGAGATGACGCAGATGCTTTTCTTAAAAACTTAAATGTTTTAAGGGACATGGGTTTACGACAAACAACAGACTTAACAACTTCTTCATTAACTCGTAGAGAACTAGAACAACAGATAACGGATCCAGGAATTAATTATTTAAAACGTTTCTTTATTCCACCTTTAACTCAATTTGGTAGACGAGTAACAGCTTTTGAAAAATTAATTGGTGAAAGAAATTTAAGTTTTGTTGGAAATATTTTAAAAGACGAAAAACTTTTTAATGATTACGTTGCTGCAATAACAGGAAGGAAAAAATTAAATAATTTTGCACGGACTTTAATCAGTACGGGCATTCCAATGTATGTGGATGTTGGTAATACATTAAAAGATTACGATAAAAACAGAAAAGAATTTGTAGAAGAAGATATTCCTTTTTATTCCCCGAGAACAGTAGGAGACTTAGTTCCTGGAATATTAGGAACTAATCAAGGAGCACCATAATGGCTAGAGGCAGAGGAGCACGAGGACCTAGATTTGGAGGAGCAGAGCGAACTTTTATAGGAGAACCTGCCCCAACTTATTCACCTGTTACAGCACCGCCTGTAGCGGTTCCTAATTATTCACCTGTTGCGGGGCTTACTCCTGAGATACTTGATGCCCTTAATTTACGAAAAGAAGCCGTAACTGCGAACAGAAACGCAACAGATCAATACGAAGCAGATGTGGCTGATTATAAAAATATAATGGCAAAAGAAGCGGAACAAGGTATTGCGTCGTTGCCTAATGTTGATTTTAAGAAAGATGTTTTTACACCTCGACAAAGACCACCAAGCGGTCCGAGAATTGAAAATCCAATAATGAATACACCTGTAGCTTCTGTTGCTAGTCCGCCAGTGACAAGTCCTGTTGAAATTTTTGCAGATCCAAATCTTGTGCGTTCGATTAAAGAGGATCCTCGAAAGAATGAAAATGTAATTCGTTATGATCCATTTTATTTAGATGATGAAGGCAATATGCAACGATATAAAGGTCCTGATCGCAAATTTATTGAAGAAGAAATGCCTTTACCAACAGTAGATATTACTAACAATATTGCTAATATTCCAACTATGGAAGAAATTGAAAGAGGCTTAGCACAAACAATAGCGGGCGGAGGAACGGACAATATTAATAGACCGTTTGATCAAACTACTTTTGATTATCTTAACAGCGGTATGGGTAATCCAAATGATCTTTCGATTGAAGAACTTATAGGAATGATCGATATAGAACCAGGAGACGTTCAAGTTCCCTATAATACGGAACCAAAACAGTCAACTCCAGGAAATTTTTATCGAGGAGTTTTTGATTCAGGCACACCTGTAAACAGAGGCAGAGGCAGAGGTCCAGGAACAGGAGGACGGGGTCCTTATACTCCATCGCCACCAGTAGCTCCACCAGTAGCTCCACCAGTAGCTCCACCAGTAGCTCCACCGCCACAGCCCGCGCCTGAAATGTATAAAAGACCAACGTCTTTTGAAAGCGGAGCACCTGCGCTTGTTAGAGCAATGACTCCGAAAAAATTTGGAACAGCTCCAGGATTTGAGCCTGTTTATACACCACTTCCTCGTCCAATAGCTCCTCCACCTAAAAGACCGCCAAGGACATTTATAGATGATCAAACACCTCCAGGAGCAAAAGGCGGAATGTATTTAGGGGACAGTTTTTTAAATAAAGGGTTATCGCAGTTGCCGATGAACGGACAAAACGATACACTAACCACACAGGTATTCCAAGCGGGATTCCGACCAAGGAGATAATAATGGCAAATGGCATACAAGATTTAACGAGCATAATGATGCAAGGCGGCAGAGAGGATGTTCCTCAACCTATGATGGGTGGAGGTCTTGGAGGAATGATGCCTCCACAAACACCTCCTATGTCCCCTCCTGATACGGGTAGAATACCTTCTGATATGGGCGGAATGCCTTCTGATATGGGTGGAATGTCCCCCGATATGATGATGGCTGAACAAATGCCTATGGAAGAAGAACAAGGATCTATTGAAGAAGATGCTGGAGCTCTTGCTGAAGCGGTTGTCGGTCGAGCACAAGGCGATATTGGTGCGGCTGTAGCAATTTTAGACACTGCAAAAGCACTGTTAGTGGAAAGCACTCAACAAGACCCTATGATGATGGAACAAGATCCAATGATGATGGAACAAGATCCAATGATGATGGCACAGGGTGGTCCGATGTACGCGATGGGTGGTAAATATATGGACCCTGAAAAAGCGATGGGTGGCAAATATATGTATGCGGCTAGTGGCAGACCTTTAACTTCAGAGGGGTTAGAGGAACAAAATTTAGAACAACAAAGCGATACCTTACGTCAGATGATCATGAATGGATTAGATATGTTTGACGTAACTCGTGGTCAAGGAATGATCCTTAACGAAGGCGATCTGATGGGTATGGGTGGTGTTGATAAAACTAGGGTTGATGCTAATTTAGAACAATTAGCTAAACTATTGGCACAAGCAAACGCTCAACAAGGTAGAACTATCAGTGATAAAGACCTAGAATTTCACAAACAAATGCTAATGGATTCTATGACAGAAGCTGATAAAGACCTTAGACTTGATATGGGTTTAGACGCTCAGTATTACAACGAACTTGAAGACGAGCGAAAGAGAGCAGCTGAACGAGCAAAATTATATCGTTCTAGGTAATCCAATCTTTCCACTTTTCATCTCCTAATACTTCTTGGGCGAGGTTTAATTTCTTTCGTAACGCTTTTACGATCTTTTCATCCACAGTTCCCTTAGAAACAAGATCAATATACGTTACTTTATTCGTTTGACCAATACGATGAGCACGGTCTTCAGACTGTAATCGTTTTTCAAGGTCATAATTATTGGAATAATAAATAACGGTGCTTGCTTCTGTCAGTGTAATGCCATAACCCCCTGTTTGCACATTACTGATTAAATATTGTAGTTCTGAATTAGGGTCCTGGAACCGTCTGATAATTTCTTGTCTTTCTTCGTCAGGTGTTTCGCCGTAATACGTCGCAACGCTATCGGTTCCTGTAATTTCCTGTAAGGTTTTTAATATTCTTTTAATATCGTACTGGTAGTTCGCCCAGATAATTGTTTTACCTTGTACTTCTTGCAATACGTTTACAAGTTCGTCTAAACGATTGTTTTTAATCTCGACTTCTTCGCCGTTGTCATGCTTAACGAAACCACAAACCACCTGATGTAGTCTTAAAATCTGTGTAAGAACTGAAGTAACGCTGACAATCTCATGTGAATCAAGTTCAGCCATCGCGTATTCTTTTAATTCGTTATATACTTTCTTTTGTTCGGGAGTTAGTTCTACTTCTCTGCGTTGGTAAACCTTGTCAGGAAGATCTAAACACTCTTTCTTTAGTACACGATAGGAAAACTTCCCTACACTTTCCGTTAATTCTTCTAAATTTTGATACCCAACTACCTGTCTAAACGACCGAGCACCCATCTTGCGGTTTAGTAACTGAGCGTATCTGTTTTGGAATGTGTAATAAGAAGTATAGCCCAACAGATGAGGGGACAAGAACGTGCATTGACTGTATAAATCAAGCGGTGATCGAGTCACAGGGAAACCCGTTAAAATTCTCTTGTATTTTGTATTAATAGAAAGTTTTAACAGGTTCTTGGTCCGCTGTGCTTTGGGATTCTTAATTGTTGTTGACTCATCTATTGCTAGAAGTGCGTTATGAGCAAGGATAAACCGTTCCACAAAAGCAACACCTTTCTTGGTGCTGAATGCTTCAACGTTTATAACGAGTATTTTTAAATCGTGATCGGGTTCGAATAACTTTACCAAATCTTTTTTCTGTTTTCGATTTGGTGCAGGGTTCCATACCCCAACGTGCCTCACCACATGATCTGGCATGTGGGCAGGGATCTCTTTTTCTGACCAGTTTCTATAAACCCCTTTAGGTGCGACAATGATCGCTGCGTCAATGCCTCCTTTATCGTAAAGGATAGCAATATTGTCAATGAGAACTTTGGATTTACCTGTTCCCATTTCCATAAAATAAGCGTATTCTTCTTTATTCCAAGAACGCTTTAATGCTTCTAACTGATGTGTGTAAGGTTTTGTTTTAAATTTATATTTCATTGTGATACTTTCTAATTTCTAAATCCCATTATATCTTACAAAAGGATATAAAATAAAGCCCAAAGTAATAAATTCCTCGTGCCCTCTAATAGATTTAACGATTTCTAATAGATTTTGTTTGAAAACTAATAGAGTACAAACCTCTAAAACACTGTGTTTCGTTAAAAATCTATTAGATTATTAGCGATATTAGTAGTTTTTGAAAAGTTTTTATTATAAAATTTTTATTTCTCAAAAACACTATAGTTTTTAATAAATAAATAACCCTTTACTTTGACGTAATTGGAGGATATATTTTAAAAACGCTAACGAGTTATAGCGTCTAATCTATCTGAGACAACCACCCGATAGACGCTATAGCTTAGAAATCAGAAAGGAGAGAAAAGTGACAGTATATGTTGTACAAGAGGTTCCAGGACGCAATATCGCTTCTGCTAGACAGTATGGAGAGTTCGAGCTACTGCTTCCCTCTAACGCACAAATAATGCTAAGTGCTTCCCCGTCAGTTCGTAGGATGAAAAAACTTCTGCGAGGCTATACAGAGGAAGATTACTTACTATTAATTGGTGATCCCGCCGCAATAGGTGTTGCGTGTTCGATTGCCGCTCAATATAACAATGGTCGATATAACATCCTTAAATGGGATCGTCAGGAGGGTATCTATTATCCTGTTGAAATCGACCTCTATCAGAAAGGAGAATTAGATGGCTGATAAACCCACATTCGAGGAGTTAATCGGAACAGAAGACGTTCAGGAATGGACGAACGAAGTTTCCGATGGAGAACTCTCAAAAGTTTCTGTTTTAGCTAACAAACAACTTTTACTCGCGAACGAAGTCGCAGAGCTAGAAGCAAATTTGAAAGCTAAAAAAGAAGAACTTCGTTTGACTTCGGAGCAAGAACTACCCGATGCGATGCAAGAGGTAGGACTGACCGAGATAATACTCAGCACAGGAGAAAAAATTTCTGTGAAAGAGTTTTATAACGCTCACATTTCGAAAGCAAACCAAGCAGTAGCGTACAAATGGCTAGTAGACAACGGACACGAAGCGCTTATAAAGAACGATGTTCTTTTAAAGTTTGATCGTGGAGAAGCTGAGAAGGTTGACCAAACCGTCTTAGCTTTGAAATCCCGAGGACTAGATCCAGAGGTACGTCAGAGTGTTCATCACAGTTCACTGAAAGCCTTTGTTAAGGAACAGTTTACTGCGGGGAACGATATTCCAACCGAGCCTTTTGGAATCTATATAGGTTCTAAAGCAATTATTAAAAAGGATTGATTATGGCAGAAAAGAAAGAAGTAGCTGAAAAAGAAGCTACAGCAATAGCTACATTTGATGATAGTCTATTGACAGGCGGTACGGGGTTAGAGGACACTACAACTGAGGATTTTGCAATCCCTTTTATTAGAGTTCTACAACCTACGTCACCACAACTACAAAAAGCAGACGGAAAACACATCCCAGGAGCAAGCGCAGGTGATCTGTATAACACAGTCACCAACGAAGTTTATGCTGGAGAAGAAGGCATTTCCGTAGTTCCTTGTGCTTATAATAAGAAGTTCATCGAATGGATTCCTAGAGAAAAAGGTGGAGGGTTAGTCAACCCTAATCACGATATCTCTATATTATCTAAGTGCACAAGAGATGACGATAACAGACGGTTTTACACACCTGATGGAAATGAGATCGTAGAAACGGCTCAGTTTTTCGTTCTCGCTTTAACTCCTACACCACAACAAGCCGTAGTCGCATTTACGTCTACTGGTCTTGGTGTGTCTAGGAAGTGGCTAACAATGTTAAGGATGGCTAAAGTACAAAACAGCAAAGGAGAGGCAGTAGATGCTCCTATGTTCGCTTTTACATACAAACTTAGCACCACTACACAGTCTAATGACAAAGGCACGTGGAACAGTTATTCGATTAACCAAGAAGGTGCTACAGATTTAGCTACCGCCAGAATCGCTAAAGACTTCATGTCGGCGGCTAGAGCGGGCGATGTCGAGGTTAAAGAAGAACAACAGCGAGACAACACTTCAACTACGTTTGATACAGATGAAGTGATTTAGTTTCATGTCGTTAGCGGAGAAATTTTCTAAGCGATATGCTGGACTACGAAAAGCATACGGGACATTTACAGCTAACAATGAAACTAGAGAAGATGGCAAGGCAAGTGGTAAAAACATTACCATATCGAAAGAGCTTTCTGATAAAGATCTTTTGAAATTATGGGAGAACCACTTGTCTGGTCGTCAGAGTGTAGGGATTGTTGCGATAGATGAAAACAACAAGTGTGTCTGGGGCGCGATAGACGTAGACGAGTATCACTTAGATTTAAAAGATTTAGCGATAAAGATCGCTAAACAAAAACTTCCTCTTGTTATTTGTAGGAGCAAAAGCGGAGGAGCTCATATTTATATATTTTTAAAAGAACCTGTTGCAGCGTCGATGTTACAACGAAAGTTAAGACAACTGGCAGCAGCAATCGGTTATGGACAGGCTGAGATATTTCCTAAACAAACTCAGTTGTTATTAGAACGAGGAGACCGAGGCAGCACGTTAAACATGCCTTATTTTGGTGGAGAAAATTCTACTCGATACGCTTACGGGCTCGATGGAAAGGCATTAACACCCGATGATTTTTTAGACCATTGTGAGTCGATTGCACTAGACCCTAAAGCATTAGAGTCTTTAGAGGCTAGTCCTTTAACAGAATCTGTGCAGTGGTTAGATCAATCGCCGCCTTGTTTACAGCATTTAGTTGTGCAGGGTTTTCCTGAAGGCACTAGAAACTCTGGGCTGTTTAATCTAGGTGTTTTTCTCAGGAAAAAGTTCCCAGATGATTGGGAAAAAAGGCTAGAGAACATGAATATTAAATACATGCAACCGCCTTTAGGTGCTCAAGAGGTGCTAACCGTTGGTAAACAGGTGCAGAGAAAAGACTATTTCTATAAGTGTAATGATCAACCGATCGCTAGTCATTGCAACAGTCCTTTATGTCGGACCCGTAAGTTTGGCATAGGAGCAAACGGTGGAACACCTCTGTTTAGTAATCTAACTAAACAGGACAGTGACCCTCCGATTTGGTTTTTAGACGTAGAAGGTGGTCGACTAGAGTTAGAGACCGATGACTTATTAAATCAAAACAGGTTTCAACGTAAGTGTATGGATGCTTTAAACAAAATACCACAAAAGGTTAAAGAAAACGTATGGCGACAGATTATCCAACAGTTGCTCGATGCGCTTACAATAGTAGAAGTACCTAAAGAAAGTTCTACAGAGGGGCATTTTATGGAACTGTTAGAGTCTTTCTGCACAGAGAGACCCGCTAGAGAACGAGATGAGTTATTGCTACATAAACCTTGGACAGATAACGGCAAGACTTATTTTAGACTTGCAGATTTGATGGAGTATTTACACAGACATAATTTTAAAGAGTATCAAAGAAATAAATTAACGTCTAAGCTGAAACAGCTACACGGAGAGCCACACTTTTTCAATATAAAAGGTAAGGGTGTCAATGTTTGGTTTATTGAAGAATTTAAAATTCAAGAAGAACCGCACGATCTACCTGAGTTTAAGGATAATTTGTTATGATGATGTACGCTAAAGGTGTTTTCGAAGGACAAGCTCCTACGATAACTAATTGGGACGTTCCAAATGTTAGAAAGTTTAATGGAGAAATAGTTGAGGGACGACCTACAAAAGGCTATGGCACAGCTGAGTTTAATTATGCAGGAAAACTATATAAACCAGAACCTTGGACTGAAGAAATTCAAATCATTAAAGAAAAAGCTGAGGCATGGTCGTCAGAGATAATAGGTCGCAAGATTAAATTTACCTTTTGTTTATGTGGACTATACGAAACAGGAGAAGATACGATTCCTCATCATTCAGACACTGTTCCTAATTTAACAGATCATGTTTTAGGAATCTCTTTTGGAGCGCCTAGAATATTAGAGTGGACGAACTATAGTGATTTAATTAAGAAGAAAACCAATACTAGCAAAATTCATTTAGATGGCTATTTTTTAAAATCTGAAACACGAAGAATTTTACTGGAAGATGGAGATGCTTATTTGTTCGACGGGCATTCACAAATGAAAAGCACTCATTCAATTCCAGCACTAGAAGGGACAAGAAAAAGAATCAGTTTAACGTTTAGGAGTGGCTTATGAAATGTTGGCACTGTAATGAAGAACTAATTTGGGGAGGCGATCACGATGTAGAAGATGACGAGGGAAATGAACTGATAGAAACAAACTTGTCTTGTCCTAAGTGTGAGGCTTTTGTTTTAGTTTATGCTAGAGTTTTTGAGGAAAAAATAAGAAGGGAAGGCATAAAAGAGTGACGTTACCTTCACATACACAAGTTATTCTTGGACCTCCAGGAACGGGAAAGACAAGTACCTTGTTAGGTTTGATCGAAGACGAACTCGAAAAAGGCACTTCTCCTGATCGTATAGGGTTTTTTACATTCACTAAAAAGGCAGTAAATGAAGGTAAAGAAAGAGCAATGGATAAGTTTAATATTCCAAATAAAGATTTACCGTTTTTTAGAACACTTCATTCACTCGCGTTCAGACAACTAGGTCTAACAAGAGAAAGTGTTATTAGTTTTTCTGACATAGCAGACTTAAATGAAAAATTAAATTTAAGACTAACGGGAAGAACCACATCCGATGAGGGACATATCTTCGGCATGACCCATGATGATCGTTTAGCGTTTATAGAAAATCTTGCTAGGATGCGAGACGTTCCACTAGAAGAACAGTGGCATGAAGTTGAAGATGCCGTTGGCTGGTTTGAGCTAGAGCGTTTCGCTAGAGGACTGAAACTTTTTAAACAAGATCGACTGTTAGTTGACTACACCGATATGTTGTTAAATTTTGTAGAGAGTGGTCGTACACCTAAATTAGACGTTATGTTTGTAGACGAAGCACAAGATCTTTCTCCCCTGCAGTGGAGAGTTGTTCGAAAATTAGCTGACAGAGCTGAAAGAATCTACGTTGCTGGTGATGATGATCAAGCAATATATAAATGGGCGGGAGCAGACGTTGACTATCTAATCCAAAATTCTAAAAACGCACTTGTTTTAAAACAGTCTTATCGTGTTCCCGCAGCAGTTCATAAAGTTGCCAGTCAATGTATCGGTCAGGTCAGATCTAGAGTTTATAAAGAATGGAACCCTAGAAAAGAACAAGGAGTGGTTCGGTGGGAGCCAACAATAGAGTCAGTAAATATGGAAGAAGGTCAATGGCTCGTGTTAGCTAGAACAAATTATTTGTTAGAGGAAATAGATGAACATTGCAGAAACGAGGGGTGGTTTTTTGAGGTAAAAGGGAGACCCAGTATTCCAGAAAAGAAGGTAAAAGCCGTTATTAATTGGGAACGATTACAAAAAGGTAAGGAAGTGTCTCTTGTAGAGTGTGCAAACATACTAAAATACATTAAAGTAAAAGAAGCAAAGAAATTAGATCTTTTAGAAACAGGACTAACTCTACAGTATCAAGATTTAAAGAGCCACTTTCCAGACTTACCAGATGGACATTGGTATGATGTTTTTACTCTACTTCGACCCAAAGAAATATCGTACATACGAGCGATGCTTCGTAGAGGAGAAAAGATAACAAAAGAACCTAGAATAAAACTATCGACGATACATGCGGCAAAAGGAGGAGAGGCAACTAATGTGGTGTTGCTGACCGATATTACAAACCGTGTGTATAAAAATTACCAACAAAACCCCGATGACGAGAACAGGGTGTTTTATGTGGGTGTAACGAGAACTAAGGAAAATCTATATCTAATAGAGCCAAAAACCACTCGCTGCTATGTGGTATAAAGTGCTTTACTTTGTATAGCTTTGTAAATAATAATATAAGGGTAAACTTTTTAGAAAGGAGAAATTATGAATATATTTTATTTAAGTAAGAGTCCTAAGACAGCCGCACAACTACAACCCGATAAGATGCTTGTAAAAATGATATTAGAAAGCGCACAGATGTTATGTACCGCCCACCGTATATTAGACGGAGATGAAAACGCAGATAGCGTGGGTCTATATAAAGCAACACACAAGAACCATCCCTGCACGGTTTGGGCTAGAGAATGCAGTGGCAACTATTGGTGGCTTTATAAACACTTTTTAGCTCTCGGCAGAGAATACGAGTATCGCTATAAAAGAACACATTTGAGTATAGAAAAACTTGCAGATGTTTTATACACAATGCCAGAAAATATTACCAGAGGTCTAATGACCCCTGTCGCACAGGCTATGCCTGATGAATATAAAAATCAAGATCCGATAACTGCTTATCGTAATTACGTGGTAAACGAAAAACATTATGCTAAGTGGAGCAACGGAAGAACTAAACCATCCTGGTGGGAGGCTACACAATGAGCTCTATAAGAAAGAAATTAACCGTTAACGAAAACGACAGTAAAAACACACGAATGAATATTGCTAGTGCTGGAGTATTAGCCAACTGGCGACCTGACGAACTAGCTCACATGAGCCGTTTTGATAAGATAGCTACTCTTTGTATAGAAGAAGCGAAATATTTAGATCGACCAATCGACAGTTTTGAGGTGGGTTGCGGCGAGTGTTGGACACTTCGTAATCTATATAAAGCCTATGTAATAAAGAAATCCGACGTTATACGTTCTTATTATGGCTACGATATAGACCCTGCGTGTGAACTAGAAAACCCTTTCTGGTCTAATGCGGGCGGTTTATTAAAGGATTCTACATGGTTTAAGAACTTTAACGGAGAAATACGGATCCAAGACCTTACAGTAAACCCTGTGTTCGCCTTAGACGATGAGAGCATAGATTTTTTCTGGTCAACAGAAGTAATAGAACATATGGGTAGAGAGTTTGTGCCTGCGTGGTTAGATGATGTCGCTAGAGTTATGCGAAAGGGTGCTCTAGGATATGTTTCCACACCTAACCACGACGGGTCTAATGACAAGTTGCCAGAAGATCATGTATATGAGTGGGGCTTTCAAGAGTTAAAAGAAGAACTAGAGAGAAATTTTGTTATTGAATCGGTAGTTGGAACGTTTATACAAATACCAAAACTTCGTAAGGCTCTTAGAGAGGACCCTAACGGATGGACTTTTGAACAGTATAAGATGATGGAGCAACGTTACGGTAGACAGTTTTTAAGAATGACCTCTGCTGTATTTTATCCAGAAGTCGCTAATAATTGTGCTTGGGTTTTAAGGAAAAAATGACCGAGTTTATAAAAGAAGAATTAGATCGCTATTGCTACTGGCAGACAGAGCGAGAGGTTATTCGTTGGAAGAAGGAGGAACTAAAAATACCTGCTCCTTGGACGAAAGATCCTATTCTTCAAGAGTTTAAATTCTGTCAAGTCTTTCGTGAGGATGACCGCACTACACGATGGTTCGCTACACATATTAGAGAACCTTTGAGCGATGATCCGAAAGTTCTAATGGCTACGGTTATTTTTAGATGGTTTAATCTAATAGAAACGGGCAGAACGTTAAAAGAGCACGATTTACTTTTAAACTGGGATAGGAAAAAAGCCATAGAAGAAATTACTAAACAGCCTAAGTGGGTTACTGGGGCTTACATCGTAAAGACTCCTAACGGGATGGACAAAGTTACAGGAGTAGCAGAGTGCGTTAGTCATATGTGGAAAGATCGAAATTATTTAATGGATGTTTTATTAGAAGATGTTGAGAAAGAAAAAGCCTCGCTAGAAAAAACTTGGCATATGTTAAGAGACTATCCTTATATGGGACCGTTTATGGCTTACGAAGTTGTTACAGATTTAAGACACACTTGTTTATTGGATAAAGCCAAGGATATTATGTCGTGGGCTAATGCTGGACCAGGAGCGATGCGAGGACTCAATCGTTTAACAGGTAGAGATTTAGATTTCGCAAGAAGAAGCCACGATTGGAATAAAGAAATGTGTGATCTATATGAAGCTGTTATAACTAGGATTGAATATGGCAGGGCATCTATAAGAGGACCACATGAGTATGAAATGAGAGAAATAGAGGGAGGACTTTGTGAGTTCGATAAGTATTCTAGGATATTTAAGAAAGAAGGGCGAACAAGGTCTGTTTATAAACACAATGATCTTCCACTAATAGAAGATTTATGAAAGGAGAAAGAACATGGGTAAAATGAGCGATTACGCAATAGAACAATTACAAAAAGAAGTCGGTCTTTTAGAAGATCACGGAGACATGGTTGACATGTATTACACGCAATTTATAGAGGTTGCATTTTTTCTTAAAGTTTCTGCATCAGAAAAGATGGCAGTGGCTTTTATCAAAAGAAAACTACCCCAACTGCATAAAGAGGATATTCTTTTTATAATAGACGAACTTACAAAAGCATATCGAGAGGAGCTATGAAAGTTATACAGGCTAGAAACGTAAACGACGCGTTACTACACGGCATTGATTTATTTAATCAAACGTCACATTATGACGTACAAGAAAGCCGTAACGGTACAACGTACGAGGCGAATGAACCTGTAACAACCTTTTATGTTCGTCCGTGGGAACGTGTTTGTCTAATCGAGGAGCGAGACGCTAATCCGTTTTTTCATTTTATAGAAAGTTTATGGATGCTTTCAGGAAGTAATGAACTTAAACCACTAACGTATTATGTAAAATCTATGTCTGATTTTTCAGACGATGGAGAAACGTTATGGGGAGCATACGGTTGGAGATGGTCTAAATATTTTAATAAAGATCAATTAGCCGTTGTTATAGATTTACTGAAGAAAAATCCAGATGACCGCAGGGCTGTTTTACAGATGTGGGATCCTATCGGTGATCTTGCAAAACAAGGTAAAGACGTGCCGTGCAATACCAATATTTATTTTAAGGTTAGGAAAGGCAAACTAAACATGACGGTGTGTTGCCGTTCTAATGATATGTTATGGGGAGCATACGGAGCAAACGTAGTTCATATGTCAATTTTACAAGAATATATGGCAACGATGATTGGAGTCGAAATAGGAGCCTATCGTCAAGTTAGTGATAGTTTTCATGTTTATACAGAAACAGATATTTGGCAGAGGGTTAAAGATTTAAAAATCGATCCGTACAACTACCACTCTTATAGAAACCCTTATGAAGGGTTCGCAGACGACTACAAACCTACGAAACTTATAACCGAAACGACTTCCTTTCACTGGGAACTAGACCGTTTCTTTAGTATTCACCCTAGCGATATGGACATGAATGGTTGGGAAAACCCCGCGTTTAAAGATATCGCTGTACCAATGGCAATAGCTTATGCACAACATAAAGAAAAAGATTATTCAGTTTATAAAACAATTCAAGATATTAAACCCGTCGACTGGAAGACAGCCTGTTTCAGTTGGGTTAATAAAAGAGACCACACATACGAAGGAGAACAAGATGAGTAAGTGGGAAGATATGAGAGAGATTGCTCAGAGCGATTTACAAGCGCTTAAAATCGCAGAGGAGTCTTATGGAGATTCTTGGAAACGTCGTGGAGGTGTTGGTGCCTTTATGATGTTAGCTAGGAAGTTCGACAGGATCGAAAACCAAAGCAGAGGCGAGAACTGGGACATCTTTAAAGCGGGTATAGAACACTCGGGAGAAGATGGTCTGTTGGATGATATTCGCGACTTGCGAAGGTATTTGCTTTTAGTCGAGCAAGAAATATTAACTAAATTAAAAGATGAGGAAGAATCATGAAAAGTTATTGGTCACAATTAGTACAAGCAATATCGGAAGCATTTTACCCTGAGAGGAAAGAAGCCCGATTAGCTGAAAAAAGAGCAGTTCTTAAAAAGGAACAAGCTAAAAAAGCAGAGGTCAAATTGAGAAAATTTGAGCCTCAAGAAGAACCTGCAGGAGAAGTTGCACTGCCTATGGATAAGCCTAAAAGAGCCAGAACAGTTAAAGGACGATATAAAGGAGACGACAAGTCTACTCCTAACGTCAATGAAGCATGGGTTAGTGGCAAGGCTCCTAAGAAAAAAGCTAAGAAGTCTAAGAAAAAGAAGAAGAAGTAGTGTTACAACACTCCATGCTAAGTCCCGAGAGTTCTTGGTCGGTGCCTCCTGTTTTTCCTCAGTTTGGGGAGGATGAGACAGTTGCAGTCGACCTAGAAACCTATGACCCTTACCTCACGACTTGTGGTCCAGGATGGGCTACGGGTCGGGGTCATGTGGTTGGTATAGGTGTAGCAACTAAAGACTGGTGTGGTTATTTTCCTATTCGACACGAAGGCGGTGGCAATTTAGACGAAGACATTGTTTTACGGTGGCTGAAAAATTTGCTCTCTTCTGAAAACAGAAAGGTTATTTTTCATAACGCACTTTACGATGTTGGTTGGTTACGGCGAGAAGGGATCGAGATTAAAGGAACAATATTAGATACCATTATTGCTGCTCCTCTACTCGATGAAAACAGGTTCTCTTATTCGTTAGATAATCTAGGTGCTTCTTATTGTAATGAAACAAAAGACGAATCTTTATTACAAGACGCAGCACTCGCTTACGGAATCAACCCTAAGTCAGAAATGTATAAGTTACCTGCAAAATACGTTGGACCTTACGGTGAACAAGACGCAGCACTTACTTTAAAACTCTGGGGTAAACTCAAAACAGAAATTGACAATCAAGACCTAAATAATATTTTAGAGATGGAGTCGAGACTTATCCCGTTGCTTTTAGAAATGCGGTGGAGAGGAGTTCGAGTTGATGAGAATAAAGCAGAGGAAGTAAGTGAAAAACTTTCTAAAGAGGAACAAAAGATTCAGGTAGAAATTAAACGCAAGTATGGTTCCGATGTAAACCTTTGGGCTAACGCTTCTCTACAGTCTATTTTCGATAACAACGATCTATGGTACCCTCAAACAGAAAAAGGCATGGCTAGTTTCCAAAAACAATGGCTCGAGTCTCACGAACACGAGTTGCCTCAACTGATCGTCAGAGCTCGCAAACTTAATAAAGCGAGAACTACGTTTATTGATAAGATGATTATGGAGCATGCGTTTAATGGTCGCATACATGCAGAGGCACATCCTATGCGTAACGATCGGGGTGGGACAGTTAGTGGTCGATTTAGTTATAGCAATCCTAATCTACAACAGGTTCCTGCACGTGATCCAGAGATCGGTAATTTAATTCGTTCATTGTTTATTCCAGAAGACGGTTGTCAGTGGGGGGTGTTTGATTATTCCCAACAAGAACCTAGACTTACGGTGCATTACGCTAACCGTATGAATCTATCGGGGGCTAAGTCAGCGGTTAAGGAATATACTGAAAAGAATGCAGACTTTCACCAGATCGTAGCAGACATGGCTAAGATACCCCGTAAACAGGCTAAAATGATTAACTTAGGGCTTAGTTATGGGATGGGTAAGGAAAAGTTAATTAAGGAGCTAGGGTTAGACGATACGGAAGCGGAAAAGCTCTTTAAACAATACCACGAAAAGGTTCCGTTTATTCGTGCTCTACAAGATCAATGTGCAAGGGTAGCGATGGATCGAGGATATATAAGAACTTTTGCAGGCAGACGTTGTCGGTTCGACCGATGGGAAAGCCGTTATGAAAAAACTACACCGCTTCCACTCGAGGAAGCAAAACAAAAATATGGTGAAGACCTAAAAAGGTCATTTACCTATAAAGCAATGAATCGTTTAATACAAGGCTCGGCGGCAGACATGACTAAGCTCGCGATGCTCGGACTGTGGGAGGAAGGAATTGTTCCTCATCTACAAGTGCACGATGAAGTGGATATCTCAGTAGAAAATACAGAACAAGCAGATAAGATAGTGCAAATTATGGAGCACTGTGTAGAACTTGCAGTTCCTCTACTGGTTGATAAAGAGTTAGGTAAGTCGTGGGGTGAAATAGAGGAAATATAATTATGAAAGGAATTTCAGCAACAAAAGCAAGAGAGAACTCTATCCGATACCGTGAGATTTTCGATCGGTGGGTTGAAGAAGACATCACGCTCGAGCAACTTGGAAACGAGTACGGAGTTACAAAACAAAGAATGTGGCAGATCGTTACTCGATGTAAACTTGCCGAGGGAGATTACTATCGAGGAGTTAATCTAGCTCGGAACAAATGGACGGAGCTCTACTCTACCTATCAAAATCCAGAACAAACTAAGCGAGCGTTCAATGAATGGCTTGCGAGTAAAGAAATTAAAGTTGCTGTAGATAATAAGAAAACTGCACCGCACACGGGTTGGGATTTAAGCTAATCGTATACTGCTTTACTTTGCCGTTTTTGGTATATAGTATAAGGGTATGTATTATTTTAGCAATTATTTAACAGATGAGCAACTCGAAGACGTAGAAAGCAAGGGCATTTGCCCTGTATGTAAAAAGAACCAAATAAGGGGCAGACAAACAAAATACTGTGGTGCCGAGTGCAGAACAACCGCTAATAGGGAAAATCATCAATTTCCCAATCAGCCTGAAGACCGAAATTGTCTTCAGTGTGGTGTTGAGTTTATAGGAACAGGGTTTTATTGTTCTAAAAAATGTAACGAAAAGAACAAAAATCAGAGGCATTCCAATCCTTTAAGCCTTTATGGAACCAAAGGTAAGAAAAAACAGAAGAAAGCAAAACATAAGCAAGAAGTACGGTACGGTTTAGGCGATCCTACATGGATGGACGGAAGTTTTGTAGGCAATATCCCTGACAATGTTCGATACCTTGTTGCTTCAATACCTGATGGACCTTATACAGAAGAAAATATGGAAGAAATTGATAAAGTAATAATCGAAGAACTTAGTAAATACAGAGTTAAAGTTAGAAAATCACCCAAGCAAGTTAGGCGGAACAGAATACAAAGAGCTAGAAAATCACTCGGTTGGGAAAAAGGCTTGAAATATAATTTTAAGAAAAGAAAGTTTGTAAGTGGATAAGGAATTACAGGACAACCCCATTTTTTATAATTTTGTTAAAAAAATGTATGACAGTAATTGCAGAGAAAGACGGGAACATGGACAAAAAGAGTTTGAAGATGTTTTTGAATATTATAAAAAATATCCTAAATGGCTTTATGAAAAATACACAAGCATAGATGGCTAAAGAAAAGAACTTATGGCTACTCATGAGGAAAAACCTACCTCATATACATTTACAAAGGATCGAGACAGGACTTACGGGTTCGGGTGTTCCTGACGTAAACGGATGTGCTAAAGGCAAAGAATTTTGGGTAGAACTAAAAGAGATCCACGGAGGCAACAAACTTACTCTACGACCAATGCAAGTTTCCTGGATCGCTAAACGAGCAATGCATGGCGGACAAGTATTTGTTTTAGCAAGGAAACACGGCGAGATTAAGTTGTTTCACGTTGACGGTTTAGAAGGAGCAAAACAGTTGGTAGAGGGTGGATATAAGTCTAATGCTCTGCTTACTCTTAATATTCCCTACGACTGGGAAGCTCTAACTACTGCTTTACTTTCGTAGCTTTGGCGGTTACTATAAACGGGTAGCTTAAAAACCTACGATCATTAAACAGTGCAAAATAACTTTAGAAAGGAGAATATTATGGCACATCAAGTAGAAACAATGGCATGGGCTAACGATGAACCTTGGCACGGATTAGGTGTCGAAGTTCCAGCAACCCTTACACCATTGGAAATGCAGGAGGCAGCAAGTCTTGACTGGACCGTTAGTAAACGTCCCAGTTACACGATCGATGCCCCCGAATGGAGCGAAGATGTAGGTCTTATCCAAGCGGATAAAACTTTTCACATTGTTCGTGATAGTGATAACCAAATACTAAGTCATTGCGGTAAGGATTATATCCCTATTCAAAATGAGGATGTATTTAAATTCTTTAAGCGTTTTACTGAAGCGGGACATATGACTATGGAAACCGCAGGTAGCTTGAAGAATGGTGGTGAGATCTGGGGTTTAGCTAAAATCTCGGAAGACTTCGAGCTTGTTGGCGAAGACCAGATCAAAGGTTATCTCTTAATTAACCAACCCCACATCGTAGGCAGATCGATGATTATTAAACTTACACCGATTCGTGTTGTTTGTAATAATACTCTTACATTTGCTCTAGGATCCGCAGGGGCTTCCTTCCGTATACCACACGTTAAAGCGTTCGGAGATGAAGCGATACGCGCCGCAGAAGAGGCTCTAGGGCTATCTGGAGAGCGTATGGCAGAGTTTAAAGAAGCCGCAACTTTCTTAACCAAGAAAAAGGCTAAACATTCTGACTTTTTAGAATACGTCGGAGAAGTTTATCAGCCTACTATGATAGCAGACTACCGTAGAGACCAAGAGTTAAAAGCTCAAGGTAAACTCATCGGTGAGCTACCGCCATTGGTTGAGAACTTTAACAAGTACCCCAACTTAGCAGTTGAGGCTTTAAAACATGCTCCTGGAGCAAGTTTGAAGTCTTCCAGAGGTACTTGGTGGGGTGCACTTAACGCGATCACCTATGTAGAGGATCATTTACATGAGTCTGAGATTCCTGGAAATACCCTACACAGTGCGTGGTTCGGTGCAGCAGCAAACCGCAAGAGCAGAGCACTTGACTTAGCTGTCAGGTATGCAAAGGCGGCATAATGGCTGAAGAAAATCCTAAGCAGTATTTCATCGATGATGAAACTTTAGCAAAAGTATGGGTTGCCTTATTTGAGTCAGAAGAATACGATCTGGCTCAAGAGGTTTCCGCCTCTATGATTGCTCAAGGCTGTCAAGAAATAACGGGTGTCGACGATAACATTTTGATCTTAAACTTTTGGCGACATTATTTAGAAGAACAAGGCATAATCAAATTCCATGATGAAGAACCAGAGGAGGTGCACTAATGGAGTATAAAATCGAAAAGGGGATCCCCCTACCGCCTGATACACGATCAGGCACAACAATTTATCCTTTTAAGGAAATGAATGTCGGTGACTCGATATTCTTCCCTCTTTTAGAAGGCGATAATGCAACGCGGATGAAAAACCGTCTATCACAAGCTACTCGAACGTTTGGCAAAAAACAAGAGCCTGAGCGTCACTTTGTGATACGTTATCGACTCGAGGATGAAGTCTCAGGAGTGCGAGTGTGGCGGAAGGATTAAACATCGCTGCATGGATTGCCGAAAAGTTTACCGAAAAAGAAGAACAGGTAAACGATCTACATCGGTATATTGCTGAGCTAGAGGAACATTCAAAAGTCTTGGGTGAGTTGGTTTCTTATATAGAGAAAGAAGATATTTTAGATGAGAAACTATACGAACTGGTAGATAAAGCCAACAACTTGATCGCGGGTCCAACTCGTGCTTACGTTGACCAAGACTGACGTGTTCCCTTATTCTTTTACTGCTTTACTTTCGTAATAGTCTAAGGCAGAATAAAGGCTGGTTCGTTATAATAATAACGGGAATATTAACAACACAGAAAGGAGAAAGCTATGCAAACTCAAACTGTTGGCTCTGTAAAAAGAGCACCTGTGCAAAAGGTGACTAAAAAAGCTACTAAGAAAGTAGCAAAGAAACCTTTGAGCAAGGCAAAAGTTACTGCAGTGCCAAAACCTATGAGCAAAGGGCGAGGAGCCGCCAGAACTTTATACAAGTTCAACGGCAAGACCCCTGAGCAAAAAGGTTTCACACCGCAGATGTATGCGCTGATTCAAACTGCAGCCGAAGCTAAAAAGAAGGAGCTTGACTCCTCTAGTTTCACTGCACAGGATCTAGTGGCATTAGCCGTGAAGAACGGTACTTTGACGACAGGTCAGGATCCGCTAAGAATCTTTAGATTCTATGCGAAGCGACTTGTTGCCGAAGGCTACTTCACAAAGGTGTAACTTTGCACACTGTAGGTGGGTGGGAAACTGCTGACCTACGAGTCCAGAAGCTAAGTTGGACTATAAATATAATAGCAAAGAAGCAGTTGGTAGTCTGCTATATCAAAACTACCAGTAGCCAGTGCGAGGGTTGATAGGGAAATTAGCAGTTAATGAACTATCCTTAAATGTTAATCCAACTGCCCACTGGCTACCACTAAATCTCAGCTGAGATAGAGGGTTGCACCAAAACAATACTGACTAGCGTGTGTAATTATGTAGTCAAACAAGGTCGCGCCTTGAATGCACAATATCCCCTCGCCTCAGCTTTAAAGACATAATGAGCCAAGAAGAAAAATGTTTGCGCGTTGTTGGATGGCTCATATGTAGGTTGAGGGGAATAACCCCCTCAGCTTCAATTAGGAGACCAATATGAAAGTATTAGGAGCAATAACATTTCTAGCAGGGATGTTTGTGTTTATGAGCGGTTGGATCTTTTTAGATCTCGCCTCATTACCCCTTAAACAAGACCTTTATGCACTCGATGTGCTGGGTTTTTTCAACCAGTTGTTTTCACTAGACCCCAGAACAGCAAGTTTTCAATCTATACTGTCCACAATATTTATACTGATGGGCTGTGCGATCTGTTATGCAGGCAGTGTCATGGTTAGACAACGATGAAAACCAATATACAAATTATTATCGACGACGATGAACGGCTCGATCTCGGTAGAAAATATCACGACACCCAGAATAAACATCTGATCACTCGAGACGAACTCAGAACGATTGTGCATGAGTTTATGCAGGAGATCCTGGACTCGGACCAAACGGTTAAGAAAACAACTGATGAAGTGGTCTCTACTGGAGCGTGGCGAAAAATTTATTATTATGAAGGTCGCAAGTATTCTAAAAAAGAATGGGAGCAGTTACCCGATAGTCCTCGCAAGTTCTATGGGCTTGAAGACTAAAAGTTTACTGCTTTATATTCGTTTTTATGGGCTTTATAATATTAAGTATAACTAAAACAGAAAGGAGAAAGTTATGCAACAAGATGAGTGGAAAAAACAGAACACCGAGAGGTGGAATCAAATCTTAAATGACCTTAGAGAGTCAGGCGAAATAAATATGTTTGGCGCACCCCGATGGTTAATGGACAACTACGGTGTAGAAAAATCCGAGGCAAGTGAGATATTTAAGACTTGGACAAAAACTTTTGAAGAGGAAGCTTGATCATGGGAAAGAAAGTATATCGAGAAACAGAAATGGTTTCGGAACAGCTTGAAAAAGTAACATACCTTTGCGATATTTGCAACGGTCCGATAGAACACCACAAAGATGAAAACGGTCAAGTGTACTGGAACAAAGGTCATAACGCAGAGCCTGTCGTAGAAGACGGTCAAGCGTGCGATACTTGTAATGCCAGAGTAGTGATCCGTTCTCGAATGGGCGGTGATAATTTAACCATTATGAAACAGTTTGTAGATGTGTTACAGATTATGGAACCTGAGAACCGCAAAAATCTTATCAAATATTTTGATATTCAGTTTGCGGAAAATTTACAGCAAATGGTTTTTGACGAAATTAAGAGAAGGGACGACGATGAAAGCTGATTTTAAACCGATACATTTCTTTAATCACAGCACTAATGAGAGTTTTCAAATAGTTTGTAGAGAAGGATTAATGAATTTTATAAATGACTGTACAGAAAACCATAGTGCTTTTAATACTTACAAAGAACTAAAAGAAAGGTGTTTTGTGCAAGGAGAAGACGACTAATCGTTTAGTGCTTTACTTTCGCTTTTTTGTAGTTTAAGATTAAATTATAAGTTTTTATGGTAAGTCAGGATTTTTTGTATTATTGTTTACCTGACTTATCGGTGCGGTCTGCTCCTATGTTAAATGTAGATGTTTGTTCATTCCAGATCGCACCACCCCAGTTTTTTAGAAAGGAGAAAATTATGGAAAAACCATTAAAGGATATAATAAGCATCCTCGACAGCTTAGTAAAAAGAAACCAAGAGCAACAAGAACTCAACCGTGAGATCTACAACTGCGTCAAAACGCTACAAGATCGTATCACCATCCTCGAAGGACAGAACCACGTTATGAACACCGTAGCTCGTATTACAGGAAAACTCGATGAAACCCGTGATTGATTTTAAAAGGTTTAGAACCAATATGTACATGGACTATGTTTCTAGTCATATGCACAGAGAAGGAAACGGCAACCATCTTACTCAAGAAGAGTATTACGAAAAATACGACGATTTTTTGAAAAAAGAATATGAAGAACATTACGGGAAAAAACAGGGGTGATATAAAAATGAAAAAAGCAACTATAAAAAATATAGACTGTTACGGATCAGTGAAAGAATCAGATTATTTCGTCGTATGTGATGAAATGGAGGAACACATCATAGATAACTGGAATAATTCAGAAGACAGAAATTTTGAAAACTTCACAGAGTTTGTAAATTATCTTTTAGCTAACCATAGATTCTATGGTGACATTCAACAAATAACGGCAGAATAAAATGATGGCACATGTTGAAATTATCGTTAAAGATCAAAGACTTGAGCAGTACGGGTTGCCGAACTTCGCGACCACAGGTTCAGCAGGACTAGACCTGCGAGCACTCGAAAGGGTGGAGCTCGGATCGGGAGACCAACACGCATTTAATCTAGGTTTCGCGATTGCTCTACCTTTCGGGAGTTTTGCTCTACTCGCTCCCAGATCTAGTTTAGGTATTCGTGGCATTCATCTGGCAAATCTGGTAGGTATTATCGACAGCGATTATCAAGGTGAACTTATTGTTCATTTGAAAAACAACTCTAGGCATCCAGAACCGTATATCGTTGAAGAAGGTCAGCGGATTGCTCAACTAATCGTATTGCAATATCATCCTGTGGTTTGGGAAGTCGTTGATAAATTTAGTTATTCCTCTGAACGGGGTGACGGCGGTTTCGGGAGTACGGGTACTCGCTAGCTGCTTTATATTCCCTTTGCTGTTATTTATAATATAAGGGTACTTAAAACAATAAACTAGAAAGGAGAAAGTATGAGTCGTAAGAACTTTACAAACCCTACACCTAAGAAAGAACCGATGGTTTATACAGGTGAACGCAAACTGCTAGGCATTATGCCGATGCATAAATCAAACCTTGTTCCAGTGTTCGAAGACACCAAAGAACAAGCAATAGAAATCTCACGCATGAGACGATAATGGAGACAAACATGCCAAAAGATAACGAAAAACAACCACTAACCCTAATAGAAAACGGATTCTTTGCAAGCTATGATTCCCTGGATGACGTCATGGATTACATGATTCAATACGGCGGTAAAGAAAACGCGTACCTTTGTGCAATGACACAGGCATTTACCTTAAACACGATCGTCAAAGTAATGGACGAGCAAGGTGACGGTACTGCAATCGCTCAAAGAGCCAAGCCTATCCTCAACAGGCAGGAGGCGAAGTCATGAGCGAATCTATAATAACTCAATTATTAAATGAATCACAGCTTACCGAACAAAAGAAAGATCGTTTGGTGGGTGAAATCTGTGCAGAATACGAGCGTTTAAGATATAACGGCACTGAAAAGCAAGTGATGCGAATCTACGAAACCGATAAGACGGGTTCTGAGGACAACTATATCCGAGAAAAAACACGAAAGTATTTTAGATCGGGTGAGGGGTTTGCGGCACATCTTGAAATAGCGAGGGTATGCACACTCGGTGAAATATTACGGGAGAACTCACAATGAGTAGAGATATAACAGAAGTTATTGATGATGCTTGCATAGAGCAATTAGGACATTCTAATTGGGTAATTATTAGCACATTGTCTGACCAAGAAAAAGTAGGAATAGAAACACAAGGTATTTTGAAAACCTATCAAGGCATTGATGTTTTATTTTATTGGGAGGAGGTGTCTGATGAGTAATAAACACGAAGAAATCAGTAATGCTTTGTTTAATTGTTTAGATATAAAAGGAACGCTTGAATCACACAACCTTATGAACACTACTAGAGTTCATGGTGGAACAGAGAATGAAGATACACTCGGAGATTTAATATCTGATGTCATTTTATTTTTAGAAAAACTAGAGGAGGTGTCAGATGACAATTAAAGTAAGAGAAACTTGGACTGAAAGAGTAGAAAGAGAAAGGATTATTGAAGTAAATAGTCTTGAAGATGCTATGGATATGGAATTAGAACTTGGGGAGGGAGATGAAATATCAACAGAACTTGATACTAATTCTATTAACTACGAAATTATTGAGGAGGTGTCTGATGAGCACACGAAGTAATATAGTATATGATACGGGCGACTCGGTCAGGGCTGTTTACTGTCATCACGACGGTTATTTAGACCACAACGGACGAATTTTGTTCGATCATTATAACAGCGAGGATAAAGTTGAGGCGCTTATCGAACTAGGTGACTTTACCAGTTTAAAGCCTACCGTCGAAGAAACTCGTGAGAAAACAATGCGCTCGGTTAGTTTTGAATCAGACAGAGGCTTTCGCACACTTGACCAATATATGCACCAAGTCGACGGCTCTGATATCGAGTATATCTACCTATGGGATAAATATATGTGGTGGATTTCTCGGAGTATTTCATTTAATCTATGGAATCGCTCCGAATATGAGAAAGGCTACAAGGAATGGATCTTTTACCATTCTAAATTTGAGCCACTCGCCCAAGAACTCGCTCAGTGGGACTTAGATAACCCTACAGACGAGCAGGGGCAGTATGTCTAGGCTCTTGTACTGCTTTATAATCGCCTTTATGGGGTTTATAATATAGGGGTACTTAAACAAAAATACTAGAAAGGAAGAAAGATATGGAAATATACGAAATATACGCAAACGACGAGCTCTGGGACGAGACCAGTTGCCCGTTTGGGACTGAGGTATTGACTAGAGAGGCGGTAGACCCACTACCAATGTCTGAATTAGACAGTTTCGAGTTATGCGAACAACTGACTGCGGCTAATTTAGATTATATTGAATCGAAGGACCATATGTATGTAGAGATGCAATGGGAAGAGGAAGATTACACTTCAGCGTATTATATGAGCACAGTGACTTATGTATACGACAAATATATTTATTATGTGAAAACGGCAATAGCTGATGGATGTAACGGATATACTATGTCGAGAGAACCACAATTTAACAAAAAGTATTTATAGAAAGGGAGAAAGATATGAAAGAATGGACTAAGGTTGGCGAGGTAGAGATCAACAGACCTGATGGAGACTGTGCGGTCGAGGTGAAAAACCCACTCTACGCTGTACGATTAGGCGATTTCACTCAATCACCGATTGACGAGCGAGAAACAGCTCATCTTATAGATTGTTACGCACGAGC